CCTTGGCCTGCCGGATCTTCTCCTCGATGTCCAGCTCGAGGCGCCGCGCCTCGGTCAGCTTCGCGACCTCCAGCGCTGATTTCCCGTACAGCTCGTTATTGAACTTGAGCTGGTCCTCCGCCTGGCCCTGCTCGCGGTTCCAGTCGCGCATGGTCTTGTTCAGGCCGGACTGGGCGGCGCCCATGCTCAGCGTCTGCATCTCCAGCGCCCGAGATGCGTCAGTTCGGGCCTTGTCGCGCAGCGCGACCTTTTCGTTGATCTGGTTCGCCAGCTCGGCCTTCTCCGACTCTTTGCTGGCCGCTGCCTTCGCCTTCTGCAGCGCGGCGATCTCGGCGTCGTACGCACGCACGGCCGCGTCCCGAGCTTGCTCGATCGCGGCGATTTTGTACTGTGCATACGTCTGCACATCCACGATTTCCTGGTTGCGCAGCTCCTGCATGAACTGGTCTTGGAACGATGCCGTGTCGCGCTCCTTCGAGAAGGCGGCCTCGATCGCCTTGAGCCGCCCGTCCAGCAGCGCCTTCGTGGGGTCGTCGCCGCTGCCGCGGATCTTCGGTGCGCGCGGTTTCGGCTTGTTGGCGTTCGGGTCCTCGGCCGGCTTCGCTACCGGCTTGGGAGTCCGGTCCAGCACTTTCTTGATGAATTCGTCGTGCTCCTTGCGCGCCTTTTCGGCATCGGCCTTCATGGCCTCGCTGATCGCGTTAAAGCCCTTGAAGTCGGCGTGCGCGAGCGCGGCCAGCTGGGCGGCTATGCCACCGATCTCGGTGCCAACCGCCTTGAAGGTGAAGCCCACCTCCGATCCGACGACAACAAACGTCTCGAGCACGGTTCGGACTATCTCTCCCGCCAGGGAGAACTTGTCCGAGTTCTCTGCAGCCCCCAACATCTCGTCAGCGACGAGTTGCAGGACTGGCAGCACAGCAGATGCCATGGAGTTGTAGAACCCCTTCTGCTGGATCGTCAGCTTGCCCATCGTGTCGTTGAAGTTGTCCGCTGCGCCGGCCAGCTCCTCCGTTGTGCCACTGTATTGCTTCGCGTACTCGATGTTCTCGCGTAGCGCCTTCCCGCCGTCATTCAGCAGCGGGATCATGTCTGCGCCGGCATCCTCGAAAATCCGGAGCGCGATCGCAGTTTTCTCAGGGCCGTCCGCATACTGGCTGAACTTGTCCGCCAGGTCGGCAATCAGGACGTCGGCCGTCTTGAGCTGGCCAGATGCATCCTTGACGGAGATGCCGAGCTTGGCAAATGGCTCCATCAGATCGCGGTTGCCGCGCGATGCCTCCGCGACCGTCTTGTTCAGCTTGGTGGCGCCGGCCGTGATCTTTTCCAGGTTACCACCGGCTTGGCCAGCAGCGAAACCCAGCCCATTCAACGTCTCGACGGCGATGCCCGTCTTTTGCGACATGTCGCGCAGCTCGTCGGCCGCGTCGATCGTGCCCTTGATGAGCTCGGCAAAAGCACCGATGGTCAGGCCGACGCCTAGCGCCTCGAGCGCGGTCTTGCCCAGCTCGACAGCACCCTCTATGCGCTTCATCGCCTTCTCGGTGTCTTCGCTGGACTTTTTCATGTCGCCCACGAACTTCGAGACGTTTGCTTCCAGCGTAACGATGAGGGAGCCGAGATTTGCCATTCTGTTATCCAAAAAGAAAGAGCCCGCCAGTGGCGAGCTCTCTGTTGTTCACGGTGGCGCGCGTCCTGCGCGCTGTGCTGTATTACTGCCGCGGCTGCCCAGCTGCTGCAGTCCCGCTGTTGAGGTTGACGTCGGATGTGCTGTATGACACCAGCTTCCGATTTTTATCGAAGCTCAACACTACCGAATTGGCCTTCATATCCCCGCTGGCGGTGAAGGCCTTGTATTGCGCGAACGAATAAACCAGTACCCGCTCGCCTTCCGATGTCGCGCTCGACATGGTCGGCGCCCCGAGCGCCCTGATCACGTCCTCGTCGGTCGTGACGCCCTTCTGGAAACCCGCAAGCTGTGACTGCTGGACCTGCACGCCACTTGTTGTCGTGCAGCCAACACCAGCTATCGCCAGAACGCAGGCAAGAATCGCTGTCCTCATCATTCCTCCCTTAAATGTTAACGGGAGGAATGATGCCACAAACTATTTCGGAGGCAGCCCAAACAGGGCAGCACGCAACAAGTTCGACTGGGCGACCGGATCGTCCAGCAGGACTGGTGTGGCGTCTTCCACTACCTGGTCCTCGCGGCGCCAAAAGATAAAGTCCTCGGCCGTGTACTGCTCCGGCCGGGACTTACTGTCGCGGTTGATGTTCGCCAGGAGCGCCGCTGCAGTTCCGTGCCGCAGGTCGGCAATGATGTCGCCGAATGGCTCAAGCTCATAGAAAGCCATCCACTCGGTGAACTCCGTCGAGCTAATCTGCAGCTGCGCCTGGTGGACGCTCATGCCCAGCTCCTTCGCTAGGCGGAACCAGAATCTCCGCTCTGGCCGCTCGCGGAGTTTTTTGCGGCGTCCTCGACCGCAGTTGCGCCCAGGCCATTCAAGCGCATGGCGACGGCCGCAGGCGCGTCCAGCGAGGCGGCGCTCTTGGCCTGCAGGGCCTCGACGTCCTCCATCGTGAACAGGCGGGCGCCGCTCTCGTCGATGCAGGTGGCCGCGAGCAGAGCGGCCGAGAACTTACCGACCGGGACCGTGTCGCCTGCAGCTGCGAGCGCCGCGCGGAACTCGTCGCGCTCGACGCCGTTCATGACGCGCACGCGCACCGTGCCACCCCACTGGGGCACCGGGACGTCCTCGTGCTTCAGGTCTGCGGCGCCGAGGATTGCCGATTTCGAGAGCAAGCGCATGATCAGCTCCACACGACCGGGCCGCTGATCTTGGTGTCGACCTTGCCCTTCAGCAGCGCGTTAACGCCACCGGAGCTGGGGATCGACTTGACCAAGGTCTTGAAGCTGGCGACAGTGCCATCGGGCAGCGACAGTTTCATGTCGACCACGGCGCCGCTGGTACGCGCAGCACGCATGGCGATCTGCCCGTTGTCTGCGGCCAGCACCTTGATCTCGAAGCCAAACTTGCCTTCGTCGCGCAGGCCGCTGATGTATTCCATTGCCTGGCTGTCCAGGTCCGTCGCATCGATGTCGGATGCGGCACCGTCGAAGCCATCGAACGACAGCAGGCCATTGATCTTGGTGTAGGCCTTCGGCGTCGCAGTGCCACCGGCACCGAACGCCAGACCAGTTGTGTTGACGTCCAGCAGGGCGTAGCTATCAGCCGTCGCGTTTGCGACGACGTGCTCGCCACCATTCAGGGCCGCCATCGTGCCGCCAATGCCGGCGAGCTTGATGACGGTGCCATTGGTGAAGCCGTGGCCTGCACTGGTGAAGACGGCCGGGAAGCCAACGGTGATGGCGGTAATGTTCTTTGCCGCGCCGTTGCCGGTGCCGATCTCCAGCGTGCTGCCTTGTGCGGAAATTCCGGACATGTGTTTCCTCCAAAAATTGAAGCCGCTTGCGCGGTATAGGGTGGTGCTGCAGGTGGCTCAGGCGCTGAGGCTGAGCCGGGATGTGGTGTAGTGGAGCCTGTAGCGGGTGGTGACCATGCAGGCGTTGCCGTCTGCGCCGGCGAACGCCGGAGCGTTCGTCCCGGCCTCCTCGACCAGGTAGAGGCCTGGCGCGCTGAAGCCCATGATTACCGGGTGCGCGACCTCCATGACCTCGTCGGCCTCCCGATCGGGTTCGTCGCCCCGCGAGACGACGCTGATCAGGATCTCGCAGTGTCGCTCGGTGTCGTCGCCTAAGCTGTTCTCGAGGTCCTCGGCGCCGCGGTGGACGATCACCATCGGGCTCTCGTCCAGGCCGAACGCCACGGACATCGAACGGGTTACGCCGGCCGGGAATGCCGGAGTGGCCGCGAGCAAGGCCATCAGCCCTTGGATGTAGCTCTCGCGCAGGGTCATGGCTTCACCACCTCAAGCGAGGCGACGTAGAACGTACCGTCGCCTTTCGCCTCCGGTTTCAGCCGGACCTTGTAGTCGACGCCATCGATCCGCACAACGTCGCCACGCTGCAGGGTGACATCGGCGGCCTGGTATTCGATGCTGTAATCGGTGCTGTGCACCATCCCGTCGAGCACCACCTGGTCAGGACGCTTGAAGCCAACATCGAACGCCACGGCGACGCCGTTGGGTGGCTGGTAGACAGCTACGTCCACCATGCCGGCCGCTTTGAAGGCCGGCCAGAACACAGAAGCATCGAATCCCATATCGGCGTTTAGGCGATAACTGCGTCGAGCTTGATGGTCGCGGTAGCGTCACCGTTGGCTTTCGCCAGGATCGCCACGCCGACACGCGTATTGCCGGCGGCCGTGACCGTCAGGCGTTTGTTGACCGCGTCCCAGTACAGGACGGCGCCCTGCGCAGCGACGTCAGCCGCGAGGGCGGGCAACTGGAACACGCCCACGGTCTGGAACTCACCCGACGCGCCCGCAGCGACGTTCGCCACTGCCACGCCGAAGATCTTGCCGACCAGGAGGCCATCGCCGGCGTTGACGGCAGCGGCAGCCACCAGGCTGAGCACCATGCCGTTTTGAATATAGTTTTTCATATGATTCCTTTGAAAGGGAGGACTTCAGAAAACGAACTGGCCAGCCTCAGCTGGCCAGCACTGGGGCGAACTGCGCTTACGCGCCGGCGTTCTTGTACATGCCGCGCCAGTCGATCGCCTTGGCGCCGAACACATGGCGAGCCTTGATCTGCAAGCCGTCGACCTCGAAGCCCTGGCGGGTCTCGGTGAACAGGCCCTGTTCGCCTTCGAGGTAGGCGTATTCGATCGTGTCGACCAGGGCAGGCGTGGCGGCCAGGTGCCAAGCGTTGCCGAGAATGCGCGGGTCGACCACCACTTCCAGGCTGGTGTTGTAGTTCGGGTTGATGTCGCCTGCCTTGGCCGCCACGAACGACGCCGAGGTGTACTTGTTCGCCTCGGACTCCTTGTCCGGGCCAACGATCAGGAACGACGGGGTCAGGTTCAACACGCGGCCCTTCAGGCCGACCTGCTTGCGCATGGCAGCGCGGCCTGCGCCGAGCGTGACGTCGTTGATGGCAGTCCCTGCGCCAGCCAGGTTGCTGTGTCCGGCATCGAACAGCGCCAGGCCGTCCGACATCAGGCCGGCGCCGGTCAGGATGCCGTATACGATGTCGCCCTCGATCGCTGCGGCTTCGGCAGCCAGGGCCAGCGGGATGCGGTCGAACGCGCCCAGGTCGTCGTTGATGATCGTCTCCCAGGTCAGCGCGACGATGCCGCCCCACTTGCCCAGCGAGTACTTCTCGGCCGAGTCGCCGAAGGTGATCATCTTGTACTCGCCACCTTCCTTGACCTGCTTGAACGCGGACGACTCCGACAGCTGGGTGCGCGCCACCTCGCGGAAGTCAGGCGCCGTCGATTCGCGCGCCCAGCCGGTAAAGGTGCGGGCCTGGATCTCGTAGGCCGCGCGCAGCGTGCGATTCACGGTGCTGGCCAGGATCGCCGGGAAGTCGCTGGTCGAGCCCATGCCGGCGCGGCCCTGCATGTCACGGTCCAGATTCAGGGCCATGACCGCGATCTCGCGGCGCGACAAGCCGCGCGCGCTACCGCCGGCGGCCTCAATCGACTCGCGCGCCATGTCCATCAGGGTCATGCCACGGTACTGACGGGCAGCTTCCACGCGACGTGCATCGCTGCGGAGAGCCGCGTTCGGGTTCGCTCGCAGCGCGATCGCGTCGCTGATCGCGGTACGACGCATCTCGGTCTCGTCGCTGATGGTGCGGATGTCGGCCGCGCTACGCGTCGACGTCGCCGCATCGCGCTTCGCCTTCTCGCGCAGCACCGCCATGCCGGCGTCCGACACGGTCATGTCGGAACGGCCGATCAGCTGGTCGGCGAAGCCGGCATCCAGGCCGCCGAGCGTGACGGCTTCACGGATGCCGGCTTGACGCTCGGCTTCAGCACGGGCGCCGTCGGCGCGGGCCTGGTCCAGCGCGCGCTGGTCGATCTGCAGGGCGGCCGGGTTCGGCGCCGCCGGGTTGGTATGGGACATCGCGTTTTCCTTTCGGGAGGTGGTGCCGGCGGCTGCCGGCAGGTGGTTGGAATCGATACTGCGGGTGGTGAACTTGCACGGGCTGAGACGCCCTTCTGGCATCTTCGGCGGCGGCTGGTCGATGCTGCGAACGCCGGCGTCGGCGTCAGCGCCGATCGGAACGAGCGACACCTCGCTCGGCTCCCAGTCGATCGCCAGGTAGGTCCAGGCATCGCCCGGATTAGTCGGCGGGATGCGCTCGAAGGCGTTCACCGTATAGCCGACCGACACGTTGCCGATGATCTTGTCGACCACGTCCTGGTAATACGGCTCTACCTCGGCGCGCTTGGAGAATTCGGCCGAGGCGACGCCCTGCCCCTCCTGCAGCTCCGCCGTGCGGATCACGCCGAGGATGCTGCTGAGGTCCCAGCGGCTGTGCGTATTGAGCAGCGGCGCCCGACCGGACTGCAGCCGGCCCATGCGCACGTGCTCGGGGTCCATGCTCAGCACTTCGTTGTAGTAGCGCTCGTTGTACCAGTCGTAGCGCAGGACACCGGTGCCGGTACTCCACACCAGGTCGACCATGCGGGTGTCGGCATTACCCAGCGTGATCGTTGCCTCGCGCGACATCAGCGGCATCTGCAAGATTTGCTGCTGTTCTTCAGGTTGCGGCATTGCTTACCTCAAAAAAAATGCCCCGCGAGGCGCGAGCCTGCGGGGCTGGTGGATGAAAGCGACTTCAGTCGGCGCCGATGATCTTCGCCGTCGTTGCTGCGTCGAGCAGCTTGGAGGACACCGCGGCGTCCGAGTCGACGACAATGCCCAGTTTCTGGAGCTCTGCGCGCTCGGAGGCGATCTCCGCACGCACCTGGTCGGGGTCGTCGCCCGCCTCCCGGATCGAGCTCGACAGCGACTTCAAGCCGCCGCGAATCGCTTCCTTCTCTGCCATCACGTCCTTGAGCGGATCTACCCATTGCAGCTTCGGCATATTCCAGATGAAAGGCTGGACGGGCTTCTTCGTCTTCCCGGCCAGCAGAGCCACCTGCTGGAAGCGCCGCGCGATCGGCGCCAGCACCATCGGCTTTAGCGCGAGCCACTGCTCGGCCTTGACCATCTGGCGGAACTCCACCAGGCCGGCCCGATAGCTGCTGTAGTTGAAGCTCGAGAGGTCGCCGGTCATCTGCGAATACATGACGCCGGCGCCGGCCGCGATCGCCTGCAGCTGCGTCCGGGTGTATTCGCCATACCCGCCGCTGGACGACGGGCTGCCGAAGTCGACGCTGTCGGCGTTGGACAGGTACTTGATCATGCCCGGCGCCACCTTCTCGTTCACCTGGCCTTTTGCCGGCGTGTTGGTGCCGCCCAGGCGCGCATTCGGATCATCGGTCCGGACGAAGGCGACGAAGCAGGCCTCGATCTTCTTCCGGACCAGTTCGGCCTGCTCGTAGTCGTCCAGGTCGCGCATCCGCAGCAGAGACACCGCCAGCTCCGGCATGCCGCGCACCTGCGTCGGCCGCCGTTTCCGGTAGTAGTGCAAGATCTCGGACGCCGGTACCCGCTTGCTCTCCAGCGAGTTCAGCCGGTAGGTTGCGACCTCGCCCGGGTGGACCGGATACAACCAGTACGCGACACGCTGGCCAAGCAGGTTGTACTCGACGCCGGTGATCGCGTAGTTGCCGTTCGCGAGTGGACCGTTCTTGTTGTTGTCGAGATGGTCAGGCTCGAGCACCTGCAGCTGCAGGGGAACGGCAAGCCCGTCCTCCGGCAGCCTCTGGCGAAACCGGATGATGACTTCGCCACTCTCGCGGCGAGTGCGGTGGGCAAGCTCGATCAGGCCGGCAAAGTCCAGCTGGCCATCCGCGTCGCAGTACTCGCACCAATCGTTCCACAGCACCTGGTCGGTAGCCTTCGCGGTGATGCCGTCGCCGACCGTGTTGGACACGAGGCTGTCGAGCGCGCGCGTGGCGTACTCGTTATTGCGGACCACGTCGCGGCAGCGATTCCGCACCCGGGTCAGCGCCGGGCCGATCTCGACGTTGGCACTGCCGCTGCCGGCCACCCAGCCGCTCGTCCGCCTCCCTACCTTGGCCGCGTCGTAGCCGCGCACGTGCTCGAGAGCCAGGCGCGCTTGCGCACGCCGGACGCCGGCCAGAGGGTTGAAGAAGCTGACCATTTCATCGATCACATTCATATCAGTCCCTGCTGAAGGAGGCCAGCGAAGCCGGTCCGCGGTTGGAAAGCGGAGCCGCGCCCAGCTGGCCGGTCGCAATTAATTCGGAGCGGACCAGCTCGCGTGCTTTCATGAGATCGCCGACGCTCCGGTAGGTGATGCTCTTGCCGTCGTAGTTGACCGACAGCTGGCCGGATGCGATCGCAGCGTCCAGCGCGTTAAGTTGAGAGAGTGTGAACATAGTCAATCCAGCCAGTTGTCGGTACCCGAGAGCCAGTCGCCTTCGGGCTGTTGTTCAGTTGATGCCGGAGCTGCAGCGTGCGGCAGTTCCAGCGCGGGGGTGGGCGGCGGTTCGACTGCGGCTGCAGGCGCTGCGTCGGCCGTCGCAGTCGCCGCCGGCGCCGACTCATCCGAGCTCGGCAGCGGCTGCCTGAAAAGGTCACCGTTGACCGGCTCGACCGCGCTTTCCAGCTGCGTCCAGTCGGAGTCCCGCATCGTGTCCAGTCGCAGCAGCGGGTGATACGCTGCCGCGAAGCCATACACGAACAGGTCGATGACTTCGTTTCGGCGACCGGGCAGCTTCCGCCATTGCGACTTGCCGGCGTCGTAGACCTCGGCCGTCAGCTGCTCGAAATACTCGTCTGACAGGCCTGCCGGGAACCGGATAAAGCGGTCTTCGGGGACCGATTCTTCGTCGGAGGCGATGTAGTTGAACAGCAGCGACTTCGCTGTATCGGTACCGACATGCCACAGCTGCACGCCCGCCTTGATGGTCCGGCCCTTGTGGTTCACGTCCATCGTGGCCGGTCTGCCAATGATGGGCTTGCCGGCCGTCGACGCCCCCTTCACCGCGAACACGCCGGCATGGCGATACAGCCTGGCGTAGTGGTAGACCTCGTGGGTGTGGTGGCCGCCAGAGTCGATTGCACACGTCTGCACTCGCATCGGGACGCCGAAGCT